GGAACCAGTGGTTCCATGACTGGGAAAATATTGGGTTTCCATTGTGCTGGTGCTGGAGATCGCAGTTTTGCGACTGTTATGGATATTGATAATTTTGATAAGATAATCAATGCCAAAGCTCAATCTTTAAACGAGTTTTATGTTGGTGCCATCCCTAAAATACCCATCTGCCGTTCTACACAACTGACTAAAAGTCATTTTGCTGATGTAGCAGCAGAGCTCTTCGAAAAGAAAAAATTTATCCCTCGAACAGCCCCTTACAAGAAAGATGGCGAGTTTGTTGAACCATGCCAAGCTAAATTGGATTTGTTCAAAAAGCTTCCTGATAATGTTTTAGATGAAGATATTATCAGTATGATTGAAGATGATATGCAGATTGATTGTAATGGAGAAGAACCTGTTTTATCTGTTTTAGAAGCTACATTCGGATGGAATGAAATGGGTTCCATTGATCGGAGTACTGGCGTAGGCCCCTGGTTATATTATAATGATACCAGGGAAAAAACTAAAGATCCCCGCGAAAAGAAGCGGGGGCGGTATTTACCCGGACGTGATGAAGAAAGGATCTTTTATCCTTCCGGCTTCCCTCTTCTAGACTCAGAACGTTTGAGGCGCTTAGAAGTCCTCAAACATGAACCCATTGAAACAGAGTATTCGGGGTGTCCCAAAACGAATGAACCCTTGAAGAAAGGTAAGGAGCCTAGACTTTTTTATATAGGTTGTCTTATTAATCTAGTCATTTCTAGACAGTACTTTGGTACCTTGATGGCCGATACTATTAGAGATCGTATCTATAATGAGATGGCTATTGGAGTAAATCCTTATAATTCTGATTGGAAGGAGATGATAAATTTCTTAAAAACCTATAAAGGAGCCCGTTTCAATGATTGTGATGTGACTGCTATGGAATACAACATGTATTATCCACAAGTGATTAGATCTTTAGTCCGCATAATCATGTCTAAATATAAAGATTCTGACCCTGAAGACAATGTGGTTAGGAAAAATTTCCTATTATCGATTTTCAACTGCGTTCTCTATTGGGAAGGTGGTAAGTACGCCGGAATGAATTACAATCCTAGCGGTCATCCGATGACCGCTTTATTAAATAGTTATGTAATTCGGTGGTGGAAACGCTATACATATTATGCGTTGATGAAGAAGAATTTAAACTCTCTCATCTGTGGGTCATATTCCAAATACAATAAATTGATTGTATTAGGAGATGATTCTATCGAAGGAAGCCATCCGCACGTACATGAATGGTATACTCCGGAAGCCTCAGCCGCAATTTGCTCTGAGTTTGGAATTGTTATGACTAATGCGCAAAAAACTACCGAATGGAAGGATAAGTGGAATTTGGAGGAGTGTGATTTCCTCCGCAGGAAATTTGACCTTGACGAAGATGGCATCCCATTGCCTGTTCTTGATAAAACCTCCATCGAAACGACATTGTTTTATTGTCG